CATCTCACGAACTATCACATTTAGGGATGGCACTTTTAAGAAAATCAGGATTAATAGATAATAAAACGTATTTTAAATATGAAAAAGCAAGAAGAGCTAATGACAGTAAATTATCAGAAGATTTTTATAGAGTATCTAAAGCACATTTACAAATAAAAGGTGGCGAACAACGAGCATTAGAATTACAAGGAAGACCTTTTGAAGGTGAATCTAAAGTCAGATTTAAAAATAAAAAAGGTGAACTTGAAGTGTTTGAATTGCCTTCGTTAGATCTTATTAATGATTTAGCAAATACATGGTTAGAAAAAAATGCAAATGACCCTTCTAACAAATCTATAAATTATGGCAATGCTTTAAAAGAAGAGGTTAATTTTTTAAAAAAAGAACAGGCATCAAAAGATACAGCTCGTAATCCAGAACAAATTAATTACACAATAGATAATACTATGCCTATGATAAAACCTAGTATTGGTGAATCAATAAAAAAAGAAATAAGAGAAAAAGAAGAAGCATCTGAAAATCCTTTATTTCTTCCCCCTCAAAAAGAAACAGATTTAAGTACATACGCTAAAGGAGGCGACACAATGCCAATGGAACAACAAATGGAAATGTTTGCTGTAGGTGGACTAGACGATGACGGACTGTCTAGAGACCCTGTAAGCGGTAATGAGATACCACCGGGAAGTATGGCTAACGAAGTACGTGATGATGTAGAAGCTAGACTTAGTGATGGCGAGTATGTAGTTCCAGCTAACGTAGTTAGATTTTTTGGTGTTAAGTTCTTTGAAGATTTACGTACACAAGCTATGCGAGGTTTAAGTGCAATGGAAGCTAACGGTAGAATAGGTGGAGAACCTGTACCTTCAGCTATGTCTATGCAAGATCAAATGGCACAAGGACAACCTCCTATTTCTGATGGCGAAATGGAAATGCTACAAAGTATGATGAACAAAGGCGGTTACATACAAGGTTATCAAACAGGTGGTACACTAGATTTTGAAAACCCTTCTAATTATCCATTTAACCCTTCTCCGTTTTCTACCGTAGGAGCTAGTTTTTTCTCCCCTTACAATCCTAATGTTACACCTGATCCTAATGTGCCAATACCTGAAGATCCCGGCCCTAACCCAGAGTCAGGCATTAGTTTTGTAACTATGGTTAATCCTGCTACAGGAGAAATACAAGTAGTACAATTTATGGGTGGTAATCCTGTTGATGCTAATGCGTATAATCAACTATTAAGTAATGGATTTTATGTGCAAGGAAGTCCGGAGTTAGCTGCATATAAACAAAAAATGGCAGAAGATAATAGAGAAGAGCCTGATACAACTACTCGTCCTCATCCTAGTGAAGCAAGCATAAGTCAGTTAGGACAATTAATAGCTGAATCTAGTAAAGGGGGAGGAAGTTTACTTGAAATGATTCCCGGTATTACAGGTGCAGTTACAGGTAAATTAGCTACAGATTATCGTAATGATATATCTAAAGCTTTAGCTAAAACAATCGCAGATACAAATCTTTCGGATGCTCAACGAAATGCTGCACAGCTATTACAAAATGTATGGACTAACGCAGACTTAAGTGCTAAACAAAGAAAAGACGCTATAGCTAAAGCAGGTATATTTAAACAACCTTCTATTAAAAATGCATTAGGAAAAAAAGCTGGCAAATATATGAGTGAAAATTGGTTTGGTCTTGCAACTAAAGAGCAACTTGAAAAACAATTTGGTAGTGAAAAAACAACAACAAAAGCAATGACCGATGCATTAAATCTTACAGAAAAGAAATTTAAAGCTGATGATGGTTTTTACGGAAGCAAAGATGATTTTAAAATAGACGATATAGATTATCGTTTCGGAGTTACAGGATCAGGTGGTGTAGATGGTGATTCTGGAGGTGAAACATTAGGTGAGTTTGGTGGTTCTGGTCCAAATGTAGATAGTTCTGGTAATATAACAAACGACAATAATGACACTAATAATAATAACACAAGCGGTGGATCTAACAATAATAATACTACTAGCAATAATACATATAGTGGAGGTAATCCTGAAACTGACTTTGCTCCGGGAGAAGAGTATTCTAGTTCTGGACCTACTATTGGATTTGGAGGTTTTAATATGAACAAAGGTGGACTATTAAAAAAACCTACTAAGAAGAAGACTAAAAAGAAGAAGACTAAAAAATACTAATCAACGATAAGGCGACCCGGTGATGCCACCGCCAACATAAAGGAATATAGAATGCCCGAACTAAACGTAATGGAATCCCCTAAAGTAGCTGGCTTTGTAGACAGTTCGCACTCAAATGCAAACAGACGCAGAGCAGACAAAGAAGAAAAAGAAATAGAAGAGCTTATGCAATCTCGACAAGAAGATAAAGAACAAGAGCAAGAGCAAGAAGTTGTCGTTGCTGAAGAAGCTACTAAAGAAGCTGCAGTCAAAGAAGACGATAAAGACTTAACACGAGAAGAGAAGACGTATAAGAAACGGTACGATGATCTTCGTAGACACCAAAACAAATTGGTTGAACAAGTTAAAACTTTAGAAGCTAAAGTAAACGACCCTGCATCTTTTGCTGCTCCTACTACAGAGGAAGAACTAGAAGCGTGGAAAGAAAAGTATCCTGACGTTGCTAACATTGTATCTACCTTAGCTAAAAAAGAAGCACAAGCTATGTACAATGCAGCAGATGAAAGGCTCTCTCGTCTAGATGAAATAGCTGAACAAGCTGACAGAGCAAAGGCTGAAGCTGAGATACGAGCTATACACTCAGATTTTGACGAACTAAAAGAGAGTGACGCATTTCACGATTGGGTAGATGTACAACCTAAGTGGGTAAAAGATGCTTTATATGTAAACTCAGATGACCCAGCCTCAGTAGCTAGGGTAATTGATTTATATAAAGCTGACAACAACATAGTTAATAAAGGTAAGAAAGCTTCCGCTAAAAAAGCTGCAGCAGCAATCGTCACTAAGAAAGGACGAACCTCTGTAGATGCAGATGAGTCTAATGGAAGAATTACCGAGTCTGACGTTAATAAAATGTCAGCAGCAGAATACGAAAAGCGTTCCGATGAGATTATGGAAGCTATTCGAGGAGGGCGATTTGTCTACGATATGACAGGTGCAGCCCGATAAAAAAAAGTGTTGACAAAATTGTCGCACTTTGATATAACTAGTACTATCTATAAAAACGTAATGGCCCTTAGAAATAAGCTACCCATAGTTTTTATAATTCATCAAGTCTAAACTATAATATAAGACCTACCTGATGCTGAAGGCCCACTGTAAAGTAAGATTAGCTAGTCTGCTTTACATTGCACCCTGATGGATCGGCCTCTTGTTAATACCGTTTAGCTTTATTTGTAAGCCAAACATCCATAGGAGGAATTTAATATGGCTTTTTCATCAGCGGCAGGGTACGGAAATCTGCCAAATGGAAACTTCTCTTCGATTATCTATTCGAAGAAAGTACAGGTTGCTTTTCGCAAGTCAACCGTAGTCGGAGATATTACAAACTCTGATTACTTCGGGGAAATTGCGTCACAAGGTGATACTGTTAAAATAATCAAAGAGCCTGAAATCTCAGTTAAAGAGTATGCTCGTGGTACAACTATTCTACCACAAGACCTTGATGACGAAGACTTCTCGTTGACAATCGACAAATCAAACTACTTTGCTTTTAAGATTGACGACATTGAAGAGGCACACAGCCACATCAACTTTATGCAACTTGCTTCTGATAGAGCAGCATATCGTTTGGCTGACCAGTACGACCAAGATGTATTGGGATACCTATCAGGTTACAAACAATCATCCATTCACGGATCACCAGATACAGTTAACGCAACTGTAAACGGTACTGTGGCAGTTTCAACTGCAGGAACAGATGAACTTCTTTCCAGCATGAAATTGAACAAAGGTGATTTTGGTAACATTACTACTAGTTCAGCAGGGACTCACTCGATTCCTCTGACTCCACGTATGCCGGGTGCAACATCCTTGCCAACAGCTACAGCATCACCAATGATGGTTGTATCTCGTATGGCTAGACTACTTGATCAACAGCAAGTTGATTCAGGTGGACGTTGGTTAGTTGTAGATCCTGTGTTTATGGAAATGCTACGTGATGAGGATTCTCGTCTTCACAATGCAGACTTCGGAGCATCAGGAAGTATACGTAACGGCTTAGTTGTTAACAACTTAGGTGGTTTCAGAGTATACAGTTCTAGTAATCTACCAGCAGTTGGAACAGGTCCGGGTACTTCAGGTACAGCGAACCAAATTGCTAACTATGGTGTCATTATGGCTGGACACGATTCTGCTGTTGCAACCGCAGAGCAGATTAATAAAACCGAATCATATCGTGACCCTGACAGCTTTGCTGACATTGTTCGTGGTATGCACTTGTATGGCAGAAAGATCCTTCGTCCAGAAGCTCTTGTTCAAGCCATATATAACGCAGCATAAGGGGAGATTAAAAAATGGCTACTATAACATCACTTTTACTTCCTGCAACAGGTAACTCTAACAGAGGCCGTATGCCGTATCAAGTCGAACTAATAATTGACTTGACTGCACAAGCTATTGATTGTTCAGCACCAGATACAGTACAATGTATCACA